CGTTGCTAGGAATGTCTTTGCCCAGCTCTCTGCCATTTTCTTTAAGTCGCTCATTAGCTTCTCCTTCGAGGTTGAAATAACTGCCATCTTTGTCTCCCAAAGTTGTGAATGAAATATGGAAATGCGAGCGGTGAGGATTAGCGCCTTTGTAGGCTCTACGCTTCCATCCGAGTATCGGACTCATAATCTTGCCATCGAAAATAATATAAGCGATTCTCTTATCGCCCTTCTTGGCTAACTTGCGAATCTTCTCGACTAGCGCGTAAGCCTCTTCTTTGTGAGCTGATAAATCAGAATCTACATCTATTGCTCTAACGATTCCTGACTTAGCGTCTGGTATATGGTCAGAAGTGCCTTTAGCAAGATGCCTAGCGTCAGCAATCCAGCCATCAGACTTACGATCCCTATCAGGATAATCGTCATCGATTTGCTCTCGAAGCTGAATACCTGCTGCACATAGTTTCGCCATTATCTTTATAGATTGTTCTACTTGCCTAGTTTTAGGCCGTCAGGAATAGGCTCTGAGTAATCCCATTTTTCAATGTATGCGCCAAGTCCATCTGAATCATCAGCCAAAACAATACCTAATCTATTAAAGGGCGACTTTGGCGTAATCTCTGGATATGCCTCAATAATTTTTTGCCATAATTCCATTTTTATGCTCCTAAATATTGAACCTGAAAGAAAGTGTATGCTTCTCCAGAAGTTATACTTTTGCTAGTTCCTGTATTTTGGTAAAATCTTAGTTCAACATAATCTGTCGCAGCTAAATCTAAAATTTTATTTATACTTGAATTATTTTCTTCGACAGTCAAAGCATCTTGCGCATCTACTGCCTCAACAGTTGAACCATTTTTTCTTAATTGCAGAAATACATAAGCGCCACTTCCAGGAATATTCATAGCCGCTTGCCCAATAATTAAATACTTGCCGCCTTTGCCAGAAGGTATTGTAATTCTGGAAGCGTTAGTCACATTGCTATGAAAGCCATCAGTGTCAAATATTTCATCTTCAAATACTAAACTCGTTGTTGTGTTATTTGCGATGCTTTGAGTTGAACCGCGATAGACATAGCAACCAACAAAACTTCCAGCAGCAGGCGCAGCCCATTTTAACCCTGTTGTTTCAGCAGAATCCGCCGTCAGAACTGTTCCATTTGCTCCAACGCCTAATCTTGCATCTGCGGTGTCAAAAGTAAATAAATCGCCCTTAGTTGTAAGAGGCGTTTGATCTGCTGTAGTTCCCCATTCTGGAGCAGTTCCACCAGCATTAACTTTTAATACTTGTCCAGCAGTTCCAATACCAACTCGAGCCTTAGCAGTTGAGCTAGTGTAATAATCAATATCTCCAGCAGTAGTTCCTGGGTTTAGATTCTTAACTGTGGTATCAGCAGATGATCCGAGTGTGCGGATAGCAGCTGCGCCATCTTTGACTAAATCCGTATCATTGGGCGTAGTCCAAGAGTAATTCGTTGTGGTTGCCATTTAATCTCCTATGCAACTATTGTAGCGTTGAGCCAATCCAAAGTCGGGCTTATTGTATTCCAAGTCTCGGTCGCTGGGACTGAGTTCCATCTGAACGCCTGAAGGCTGAAAGCAATAGGCGATACATTTAGAGTTAGGTTTAGCTGATTTAGGCTGGCAGTCCAAGTCCATCCTTCGACAAATCCTTGGAATTCTCCACCGACCATATTTGCTGGCAAATTAACAATATTAAGCGGTTGGCCCATAAATACGCCAAGAAGGTTATCTCGGTCAGAATTGTCGATTTCACCGCTGGCTATTGGGAAGGTTATCTGTCTTAAGGCAAATTGAGGGTAGGCGCGGATTAGTAGGTAGAATGCAGCTTGGGCCGTTGCATCTCCTACATTCCGAAGTGTGGTCGATATGGTAGAGGCTAAAAGGCCAAACTCAGATATTGATGCTAAATCTTCATCTGTTACTTCTGAGCCTGAAGTTCCGTAGCCAATAGTTATAGAATTTCTAACATCCCCAGCTCTTTTAAGAATTGAAAGTCCGGGCCCAATTGAATGATTGCCATCCAAATCAACATAGCCATTTGTTGCTAGGTATTGAAATCTATGGGTTGAATCCGCATAACCGATACGGCCTTGATTATCCTCGTATAAATATCCAAGTCCGCTAGTCGCAAAGCGAGCAGCAAGGTTATAAACTGTATCATTTAAATTATTCTCTGAATGAAGTTCATAATCCCCTGGAGTATCAATTTCTCCAAGTCCGCTATTTTCTGCATCTTGCCATTGAACTAATGGGTCATAGCTATTCCAAGTTTCGGCGGCGGGGACTTCATTCCATTGATCAAATAAGACTGTGCTAAGAAGCTCTTCAATTCGGTCTCCATCAAATTGATGAGCAAAGTTGCCTGTATAAACGGCGCGATTAAGCCTTGCCAAAGCTCCAACGGCTACTATTTTGATTTGCTGACTTGTTGCGGTAGAACCAGAATATTGAACTGTTATGCCTAAATCAGTAATAAAGCCACCAAATAGATTTACATAGGCAGCAGCAGAATTTTGAACCTCAATTGTTACTGCATCATTAACTTCAAAGGGTATCGCTGCCTCAGCAGTTTCAATAAGTGTTAAATTGCAATAACCAGCAATTGGCTGAGAATAAATATCTGTGCGACCAGAAGTAATACTCAAGCCACTTAGAGTCGCGCTAGTTACTGTAGATCCATTAACCTTTACGCGATAAACGGGATTCCAAGCGGTCATTGAGGACTCTGGGTAACTAGGCTCGAGCCACCGCCGCCAGTTCTGCGCTCTGTATTATTGAGCGCTAAAATAACTGCTCTGGTAAATCCTTCTTCATCAATAGCTGATGGAGCATTTACATTGATTACAATTCCTTCAGCTGCGGTTGAAACATTAGTAGCATTACCAGCTTTTCTAGCTTCAATTCTTGCTCTGATTTCTGCAGTCTCTGCAATTAACTCATCTGTTCTATCAGCGCTATCAGCAATTCTATTTGCATAGGCTTGCGCGTCGGCTTCATCTAAACCAGCTGGAACTAATATGCGGCGACCTCTAACTGTATAAACCTTTGGCCCACCTAGAGTTCCTGGCAAATCAGAAGCTGATACGGAAGTTCCCACACCACCGCCACCGCCGCCACCACCGCCGCCAGCTGCGCTGACTACGACTGGACGACCAAGTTCATCAACTTCATTAGTTCCACCAGCAGTGAGGAAACTTGAAGTCTGAAAACTTGAATTACTAAAAGGATTTATTTTACCTAAAAATTGAGTAAGCGGATTATTCTTAATGAAATCTACAAATTTCTTATAAGCGGCGTATAAATCCTGAAAGAAATTGACCGCCTTTCCTACGATATTTACCAAAGTAGTAAATGTAGTAACTATTCCATTTACCGCTTCTTTTAAAGCACCGGTCAAAATAGGGACGATATATTTATTCAAGAAATTCCAGATAGCAGTAAATTCTTCTTTATTTTCATCTAGGGCTTTTGTTAAGGGTTCAAACTTCTTTCTTATTGACTCAACTGCTGGAGCAAGATTGTTATTAAATTTATCTAAAAGATTGGTCAGAATAGGAAGTAATCTAGCCCCGACTGATTCTTTAGCTTCATCAAAAGCGACCTGCAATCTTGCGACTCTGCCACTAAAAGTATCTGCCTGAATGGAAGCTTGTCCGCCAAAGGTTTCCGCTAATTGAGCCGTTACATCATCAAAACTCATTGATTTAAGTTCAGCAGAAGATAGGCCAATGCCTAAACGACTCAGGGCTGAAGTATTGCCGTCATAAGCCCTAGCTAATGATTGACTTACTGCGTCTAGGTCTTTTCCTGATCCTGCGGCTATATCTAAGGCTAGTGTCTGTAATTTCTGAGCCTTCTCAACATCATTTGTGGCTCTAACTAATTTTTCAAAAGAAGGTCTTAATTTATCATCGGCAACTCCAGTCGCCAAAGACATTTGAAGGATTTGATTTTCAACGGCTTTTATCTGTTCTTTTGTTGCGCCTGTTGTATTCTCTAAGGTTTTGGCTAACTTTGCTTGAGCCTTTTCATCTTCAATGGCAGCTTTAACTCCATCGACCAATAACTTCCCAGCATAAGCAGCTGCTGCTGCTGCTGCGACCGCAAAAGCTGCTGCTGCCTTTTTTCCAAATTCTCCCAGCTTGTCGCCAAAGCCTTTGACTTCTTGCTCTCCTTGGCCAAGCTTTTTCTTCAAATCATCAACATCAGCAAGGATAGATAACTTAAGCGTTCTATTACCAGCCATTTGTTATCCCCATTTCTTTAAGATTGTAGCAAAAGCTTCTTCCCACTTGCGCACTAATTCAGGCTGAATCTTGCGAAGTGTCGGGTAGATAAAGTAGCCAGAATTGCCGCGTCCGCGATTGGGAGTTCTTCTGGGGAACTGGCGATAGCGGTTACTTCCAAATTCAAGACCTGCCCAGAGCTTCTGTGTTGTTGCGCCACCAGAAAACCTCTGAGATGCAAAGCCATATGAGAATTCACCGATTTTGGATGACTTGCTGATTCGGACACCTTCGGCGACTCTCCGAACACCAGCACCCGAGACCTGTCGTCCCAGCGCGCTGACTTTGATTTGATTGGCGGCGTAGGTTGCGAGGGCATTACTTTCAGTTCTGGCTTCTTGAATTGCTTGGTCATCCATTGCTTTAAAGGCTTTAAGAATACCTGATAGCTCAGCGCGATCATAAGTAATCGGATCACTTGCCACCATTTCTCTCCTTCAATATCTCCAAAGCGGTAAGGACATCTTCCGCATCATCCCAATATTGTTTGGGAATTCGCGTCTCGATTGCCAGAAGCGTTAGAAGGTAATTTATGCTTCCAGCGGTATGGCTTTTGGGTCTTGGTTGCTCACATCAATGTCGGCAACTGTTTCCATCCATACATCGAAAGCTTTAACTGGCTTACCAGCCGATTCGCGTTTCATTGCGTTATAAGCCAAAAACATAATGTCCCAGACTCCGCCTAATTCGCCAATCGTCTTTCCAGTTGCCTTCTCCCATTTGGCATACTCAGGCGGTTGGGCAATATAAGTTGCTTGCTCGCCTGAGTTATATGTAATTGTAATTTGCGACTTCATAGCTCCCGATGCTCCGATCTATTAGGTGTAAGACTCTGCTGGTTGTCCAATTACTGTTAATGTCCAAGTGTCTGTAAGAGCCCCAGGAGCAGCTCCGCCAGCGGATGGGAATATTGGCAATACTTGGAAAGTGAATGTTGCTCCACTTGCAGCGGTGAATACTACTTGAATACCAGTATTTGGTGCTGATTCTGCAACACCCCAAAAGATTTCAAATAGTGATCCTGCTGCGCCCCAGTCTTGCAGAAGTTCAAGTGTAAATGTCCATTGCTTATCAACGGACTTATAAGCGCGACCATCAAGCGTTTGATAAGTTTCGATAATTGTTTCAGCAGATAAGACTGCTGAAGTTGTTTGAGCGTCAAATGAGTTGCCCCCAATAGTGAAGGTCACATCGCGCCCAGTTATTACTGTTGTTGCCATTTGGGTCTCCTATGCGGTTTGCTCGTAGCGGACGCTCAAGCGAATATCTGAAACTAGCAGGGTTGTAGTTCCAACTTCAGTTACTGAAGGTCTTTCGACTATCGATAACTCATACTTGGAAGCGTTTAGCGCTCCAAGAATACTGATAATTAGTTGCTCTAAATTGTCGAGAGCAGCGGCATTGCTGAAATACGCAACGCAAGCGGTTATGGTGTAATTCAATTTGACTCGAGTTGTTGATTTGCCTAAAACTTCGAGCTCCATATAGGGCGAGTCTGGAATTATTACAATGGCTGGGACGATAGGCGCTTCTGGGACTGAGTGATAGATATTAGCACTGCATCCAGCCAAGGCGGTTTTAAGAGCGCCTCTAACATCTGTAGCAATTGTTGAAGCTGGCATTAGCCCACCATAGTTTCAACATCAAGATAAGGGCCAAGCAAGCCAGTTACTTTAGCAAGTAAATTCTTAGATAGGCGGTAAGGGGTAACTGCGAAATCTACGCCTTCAATTGATCCACCAGCTGCGGTTCTGGCTTGAAAGATTTCTACTGAAATGGTTAGGACTGCTGCCTCAACATTG